AAAGAAATAGGAGAGAAATTTGGCATATCACAGGCATCAAAAGCTATAGGAAAAAAATTCGGAAACATGAATGCCACATGTCCCCCTAACTTAGATGAATTAAATTCTTTAATAGAAAAGAAAAATAAATTAACTAAAGCCCTTAATAATATATACAATTTTTTAAATACAGTTAGAGTAGGAGTACAAATAGTAGATACCGTTCTTACTGTAGCTCAAATAGTAGTAATAGCCCTAAAAGCAGCGGCTACTCTTCCTCCGGTACCGGTTGAACCTACTTCCTCCTTAATTCAAAAAATTGAAAATGAATTAAAAAAATATAAATTAATATCTTCCAGTACTTTACTTTTATTAGTCATATTAACAGAAATTTTACTTAGAATAATAGAATTACTAAAATCTTTGGATATATTAATAGGGGGGTGTTCTTTAGAAGGAGCATTACCGCAGGAACAATTAAATGAGGATTTACTTAAGGCTACCCAAGAACAATCTCAACAACTATCCCCAGTAGTAACTAATGTTAATGGGTTTAAAATGGATGTTATAACAGTGGATGGCAATACAAATTTTGAATTAAAAAGAAGAAGAGCAGTAGCTAGAAATAGGGCAGGAGTAATTATGCTTCAAGGAGAACCTTCATTTTCTTCAAATGATCAAATTTTAATAGATGAATTAATATTTTATATTCAACAAAATGATTTAAAAGCGGATTAATCTAATATTTATAAAAAACACAACAATGAAAACCGAAGCACTTAAAAAAATAATAAAAGAAGCCGTTAGGGAGGCTATACAAGAGGAGCTAAAGGAAGTTTTACTAGAAGCAGTTAAGGCACCTAAAGTAGTTGCATCTCAACCCATTCAAGAAAATAGAACTATAACTTCAACTACTCCACCACCGGTTACACAACCTGTTAATTTAAAGGAACAAAGACAAAAATATATGGACATAATAGGTGAAACAGGATTAAACATGAATAGTTCACATGCTCAAGGATTTGGTAATAAACCATTTAATCCTACAGGCAATATAGATACAACTTCCCCAAATGGTAGTTTACCTGCAGGAGAAGTTAATATGGATCAAATAATGGGATTAATGACAAATAGATAATGGCATTTGAAGCACAACAAATATACCCAATTGACTTTAAGAAAGGAGTAGCTATAGGAATAGATATACCTTTTTCAGTACCGGGCGTATTTAAATCTAATTATACTACTAAAGAAGCTATTAAAAATAACTTAATTAATTATTTTTTAACTAATCCCGGTGAAAGACCTTTAAATCCCATTTTTGGGGGAGGATTAAGAAATTTTATTTTTGAACAAATTACTACTGATAATTTAAATTTTTTAGAAGAAAGAATAAGTAACAATTTGGAAGAATATTTTTCTAATATTAGTATTATAGAATTAGAAATAAAAAGGGAAGATGATTTTAATACTATAAATGTAATTTTAACTTATAATGTTATTAATACTAACATTACAGATTCATTAGAAATACAATTTACGTAATGGCAAATACTACTAAAGATATAAAATATTTAAATAGAGATTTTTCAAATATAAGATCTAGTTTAATTGAGTTTTCTAAAACTTATTATCCTAATACCTATAATGATTTTTCTACCACATCCCCGGGTATGATGTTTATGGAAATGTCTGCTTATATAGGAGATGTATTATCATTTTATTTAGATAATCAATTATTAGAAACTTATACCCAATTAGCCAGACAGGATAATAACTTATATGAATTAGCTTATATGTTTGGTTATAAGCCTAAAACTAGTACCGCTGCCATTACTACAGTTGAATTATTTCAGCAGGTTCCATCTAAATTAATTAACGGAGAATATGTTCCAGATTTAGATTATACACTTATAATACCAGAAAATACATCAATATCTTCTAATCAATTTTCAAATATTAATTTTTTAATACAAGATTTTTGTGATTTTAAAGTATCAAGTTCTTTGGATCCAACTGAAGTATCAATATATGAAGTATCAGGAACGGATCCCTTATATTTTTTACTTAAAAAAACAAGAAAAGCTATTTCAGCTACTATAAATACTCAAACTTTTACTTTTGGTGAACACACATCTTTTCCCACTATAAACATTACTGGCAATAACATATTAAAAATATTAGATATTTTTGACTCTGATGGTAATCAATATTTTGAAGTAGATTATTTGGGGCAAGAGATGGTATTTGATAATATTAAAAATACTAATACTAATGATCCCAATAATATAGCCGATGTTGGTGAAGTGCCTTATTTATTAAAACTAAAAAAAGTTCAAAGAAGATATATTACAAGATTTACCTCAGAAAATAATTTACAAATACAATTTGGAGCAGGAAACCCAAATAATACAGATGAATTAATAACACCAAACCCAAATAATGTAGGTATGGGTTTACCATTTGAACAGGATAAACTTACAACAGCATTTTCACCTGTAAACTTTTTATTTACAAATACTTATGGCATTGCCCCTACTGATACTACTCTAACTATAAGATATTTAACCGGAGGTGGAGTTGAAGCTAATGTACCAAGTGGGGATTTAACTACTTTAAATACTTCCAATGTAAAATTTAATAGTAATAATTTAAATGATTCTTCCGCTAATTATGTATTTGGGACATTAGCTATTAATAATTTAGAAAGTGCTGATGGAGGTAGCACAGGTGATTCTATCACACAAATTAGACAAAATACCATATCAAGCATACTAGCTCAACAAAGATCCGTTACTTTAAATGATTATAAAATAAGAGCACTCAGTATGCCTTCAGATTTTGGGAGTGTTTCTAAGGCCTATATAGAAAAACCTAATATTAATGATAATTTTAGTTCTACTATAAACACTTTAAGTTTATATGTGTTAGGACAAAATAATGCAGGACAATTAACAACAGCTTCTAATTCATTAAAAAATAATTTAAGAACTTATTTATCCCAATACAAAATAATAGGAGATAGTATAGAAATAAAGGATGCATTTATAATTAATATTTCCATAGATTTTGAAATTATAGTTTTACCTAATAATAATAATAATACCGTTATATTAAATTGTATAACTTCGTTAAAAAATTATTTTTCTATTGATAACTGGCAAATTAATGAACCTATTATTTTAAGAGATTTATATGTTAGATTAGATAAAATAGAGGGAGTACAAACTGTAAAAAATATTGAATTCAATAATAAAACTGGGGTTTCTTTAGGATATTCACAATATGCCTATGATATTCCAGCGGCTACTCAAAACCAAGTTATTTATCCTAGTTTAGATCCTAGTATTTTTGAAGTAAAATACCCTAATACAGATATTAAAGGTAAGGTGGTACCATTATAAAATTAAATTATGGCAGTATATAAATTATTTCCCTTTAAAGATGCTACTATGTATTCGTTTTATCCTAAGATGAATACTGGGATAGATCCCATTTTAGATATATCTAATTTAAATATAGCAGTTAGTACTAACCCTCAAGTAGCCAGATTTTTAATAGAATTTGTACAGGAAGAAATTGAAGATGTTATAAATAATAGAATAAAACCTGTAACTAGTACCTGGGATGTAGATTTAAGAGCATATATAGCAACCGCACAAGGTGTAGTAGAATCAACAGACTTAGAAGTACACCCAGTAGCTCAATTTTGGTTTAATGGTACTGGTACCTATTTAGATGTGCCCCAAACTACTGATGGGTGTTCTTGGACATCCCCTAATTTTGCAGATTCAGGAGTTCCATGGTCTGGAAGTGGATCAGATTCTACTAATCATTATGTTACAAGTTCATTTAATTCTGAATTTGCTACCCAAGGAGGAGGTGCTTGGTATTATAGTGGTTCAGATGGTACTTTATATGCAGTAACCCAATCATTTGATACAAGAACAACTAAGGATTTAAAAGTAAATGCCAAAGCTGTAGTAGAAGATTGGTATAGTGGTTCTTTTACTAATAATGGATTTATAGTAAAATGGGAAGATTCGGTTGAATTTAATACTAATACTCAAATTCAACCAGTTATCTT